AATGAATTTTTAGATTATTTTTTAGAAACAGGTGATATATTATATAATTATTATGATATGCAAGAAAAAATTCAAAATGGTGATTTACCTGTCAAACAAAATAATAAGAGAAAACCTGGAAGTATTTTGGATGTTCTTGACAAAGCGTCGGAGACGAAAGAAGAATATGTAAAACCACAAAGTGAATCTAGACCAACAAATCATTTGAGTCGTGATAAACTTTTAGAACAGTATTTGAAAAAAGTTCATCCTGAAAATGTTCGTTCTTCAGGAAACATTTTAGATGACACATATGGTGAATGTGACCAATGCGAACAAGAAATGGTATTCTCCTTAAATGAAGCGGTTTTTACTTGTATGACTTGTGGATATCAAGAATTTGTTCTGATAGATTCAGATAAACCATCATATAAAGATCCTCCTCGTGAAGTTTCTTATTATGCTTATAAACGTATTAATCATTTCAATGAATGGTTGGCACAATTTCAAGCAAAAGAATCTACTGATATTCCACCAGAAGTATTTGACCAAATTTTGGTGGAGTTGAAAAAAGAAAGAATTTTAGATACACGTTCTCTAAAGCAAACAAAAATTCGTGAAATTCTTAAAAAGTTAAAGTTAAATAAATATTATGAACATGTTCCTCATATTATTAATAGATTAAATGGACAAAATGCTCCAGTGATGAGTCGTGAAATTGAAGAGAAATTACGTTATATGTTTCGAGAAATTCAACCAAGTTTTCAAAAACATTGTCCCGAAGGTCGTAATAATTTTTTATCATATTCTTATGTTTTATACAAGTTCTGCGAATTATTAGAATTAGATGAATATTTATCGTGTTTTCCTTTATTGAAGAATCGTGATAAATTGTATGTTCAAGATAAGATATGGCAGAAGATATGCGAAGAACTCAAATGGGAGTTTATTCGTAGTATTTAATAACTTTGAAGATTTCTCGGAGCACGAGTAGAATTTAATTGAACCATAGTTCCTGGAGAAGTGGCACCAAAAGATTCTACTACACTTAAACTTACCATAATAAATAATATTGTTATAGTAAATGCTAAAAATATATTAAGTTTCATTCTATAAAATATGTTATTTTTTTAAAACTTTAAAAGTTAGCGTCCAGGGAAACCAACTAAGTTAGCACCAATACCGAATCCAGCACCTTGACGAGCGGTAAAGGCAATAGAAGGAGATACTAAATCTAAAAGAGCGAAAACAACGGAAGCAGTGACTGCTAACATGACTACTTCATTTAGACGCAGAGACTGCTTGGGAATGAATAAAGCAATCGCCGCAATGACTAAACCTTCCACTAAATACTTCACAACACGGTTGACAACTTCTGTAGCAACGTTCATTTCTATATTGCTTAAAGGTTTTATTTTATTCTTAAAAATAGAATGGAACCGGAGGCAACACTTTTGACATCTGATAAAGAGATACCTGGTCAGAAATTTACGCTACTTAGTTTTGTTAGTCCTGAAAATGTTCTGAAAAACAAGGATGTATATTATTTCAATCAATTCTTAAAGTCTTATGAATTTGATTTTAAGACAAAGAGTATTGAAGGTTTTCTAGCAAAGACTGTTTTAAACATTAATAATAATCTTGAAACAAAGGCAGTTGAATTTGAAAAAGCAGATTTAAGTGGTTCAGCAGATGTATGCCGTAATTCTAAAGTCCGTATTGATACTGTTTTCTCAGATTTACAAGAGTTTATGAAAAAGAATAATTCTGAGTTAAATGAATCTCAGTTAAAAGAGAAATATGATGATTATCTTGCTTTAAATAAGCAGAAGTTAGAATCTGATTTTTATGTTGATAACAACTTTCAAACTTCTACCCGTGGTCTCAAGATTCGGGGAACATTTGGTTATCACGAGGAAGCCGAAATGTATGCTCGTAAGTTACAGAAAGAAGACCCAGTTCATAATATTTATGTTGCTGAAGTTGGTAAATGGCTTCCTTGGGATCCACAGGCTACCGAAGTGAAGGATCAAGAATACGCAGACGAACAATTAAATACTCTTATGAAAAAGAAGCGTGAAAACGAGGAGCAGAAAGAAACTTTTTTCAAAGATAAGAATCTTAAGAGACCTGAGAAAATCAAGTTTTCTGTAACAAATGAATCTGTATCAAATGATGTAATGTTCACAGGAACCGGTGATTTAGCATTAGATCGTAAATTAAATCTTTAAAAGTATAATACGATATATAGTATTTACATATAATTATTTGTATGAGGAGGAGATATTGCTTGGCAAGTATTATCTTGACAGAACTCTCCTTCTTTACAGTTAATACCAGCACAATCTATATTTCTAAAACCATCATAAGTAAAATAATATCTATATCCGAGATATCCCATAAGTATTAATAAAATGAAGATTAAGATAAAAGGGCTTTTTTGATTACGAGCCATTCTATATATAATTAAGGAAAAACCGGAAGATCATTCGCTGGTAATCTAGGAAGAGAATTATCTATACAAAATCCATTGGCACATCGTTTCTTAAAAGCACAAGGAGGCATATTTACACCACATCTTTCAGGATTTTCAAAAGAATCAATGATTTTATTTATTCTAAAATATCTATCTAATATTAATAGTCCTAAGCCTATTGCTATTAGTATTAAAAAATCTGAACTATTGATTTTCATCTAAGAATAGTTAATATTTCTTATTTACTTGAATCTGTGGTCCTTTTAATCTTCTAGCGGCAGTAATATCATATGAATCTTCATCTCTTTCACCACCTCTATTTGCGGAGTGTTGCCAAAACTCTGGTGCTCCAATTCTAAAATCACCATGTAAAGCAGCCTTATACCAATAAATACAATCTTCTAGTTTATTGCTCTGCGACGTGTTATCAATCACTAAACATTCATAATTTTGTGTGCATTGATCCATAACTTGACAGAAGAATTCAAAAGATGGGAAGGCTGAAGCATAATTGTCATAAATTCTTCTACGATTTGATGTATATGCTTCTTTTAATATAAATACATAATCTACATTGGTTCTTAAAGATGGTTGAATACCAAGAGGATATTGCATCGTAATTAAAAAGAAGACTTTGAGCCATCGTCCATTCATAAAAAGATATTTAATATTCTTATCATGAGTCCAAGAATCATCATACATACAATCATCAAGAATCATAAAAGAACGAGGATCAATTCTAGACTTCTGTCCAGGAAATTGCTCTTGTTCTTTTAAAATTCTCATCATCATAAGTTTCTGTCGTTTACAGAAGTTTGCCATAATAGCAGGATTATATTCGCCGTGAATAAAAATTGGAGGAATCATTTTTGAATAGAAACCATTTGATTCTTCCGTCCCTGAGATTACTGTCCCTAAAGGCATATCTTGATGATGGTATAATAAATCTTTTAACAAAGTGGATTTACCAGTTCTTCTTCTTCCGATAAAAACACATACAGCATCTTGTTGAATTTTCTTCATATCAAACTTTTTTAATGATACATTCTTAGTATCACCCATTTTTTATATACCTATAAAAAATATTAAAATCTGCGGTATTAAACATATGTTACATTCTAGATTGAAAAAAAGATGGATACCACAATACTCCGGGGAGTAACTTTACCAACTCCAACATTTCGTAAAGTTGATTTATCAACTTCTTTACAATCAATGAAGCATTATTCAAGTTTGAAATCAACAATACCACCAATGAAACAGATATTTAATATTAAAAATGAATCAAATATTTTATTTGATAATGAATATACAATTCATAATATTCAATTCACTGAAGATAATAAAATTAAAGGAAATTGTGTTTTAAAAACAATGTTTAAAAATAATTTAATTGATGTTGATTCATATTTGAAAGTCACTCATTTATTGGATCCAATTCATTTTATTAAGAATAAATATTCTGAAGAAGGTATTAAAGAAAAGTTAGAAAATCCTTGGAATCAAGCATATGTTGAAACAATGGCAAGTTATGCTTTAGGAAAGATAAGAGAACAAGATGTATCTCCACATTTTAATCTTTTTTATGGTGCTTATACATCAGTAGCAGATAAATATAGTTATAATATATCTGATGAAGTTGAAAGTTATCGTATGTATCGTTGGTTTTGGAATGGAATAGAAAATGAACAAATTACTATTGAAGTGGAAGGAGATGATGAAGTTATAAAAGCAGAACTTCTGAGTGAAATTATGGTAAAACCAGAATTTTGTATTGAATCCTCTAATAATGATGATAATGACTTAATTGAAGAGTTAAAAGGAGTTGATTTAGAAAGTTCAAAGAATGATTTAGAAAGTTTAGATTCAGCAAGTTTAACAACTGTATCTGCAAAAGATGATTCTACGAATTCATATGCTTCGAATGATTCTGATGATTGTAATGTATTTTTAACCGTTAAAAACTTTCCTGTAATGATGATATTTACAGAAAAAAACAATTCTACAATGGATGATTTATTAGAGAATTTTAAAGAAGTTGGAGCAGAGCCAGATAGTGAATTATGGGAAGATAAATGGTCTGCATGGTTATTCCAAATTATCGCATCTTTAACAGTTATTCAGACTTTATTTAAATTTACTCATAATGATCTTCATACAAATAATATTGTATGGTCTAAAACAGAAGAAGAATTTTTATATTATACAACATTAAATAAAACAGTATATAAAATTCCAACATATGGGAAAATATTTAAAATTATTGATTTTGGAAGAAGTATATTCTCATTAAATGAACATCTTTTTATAAGTGATGATTTTTGCGAAGGAAATGATGCTGATACTCAATATAATTTTCCTCCATTATCTGAGAAGACAAATGAACCAATTGTATATCCAAATTTTTCATTTGATTTAACAAGATTATCTATTAGTTTAATTGAAGGTTTATTTCCTGAAAAACCTCGTGATAGATTAAACGCAAAAATATTATCAAAAGAAAAAGGGAGGATTGTAAAAGAAACTATTTCAGATTTATATAATATGTTATGGTTATGGTTAATTGATGAAAAAGGAGAAAACATTTTATTTGATGATAACGACGATGAAAGATTTCCAGATTTTCAACTTTATGTTCATATATCTTTACACTGTAAAAATGGTATTCCTAAAGATCAATTAAAACAGAAAGTATTTCAAAAATATATGATGAAACATATAAATATACCTAAAGATACAAAACTATATTCATTATACGTATAATGAGTCGTAGACCATTTATTCATTATAAAAATAATTATTTAGTAGAAACAGGCACTTATTTAGGTGAAGGTATTGAAGAAGCATTATTAAATGGATTTAA